TGCCGGTACGCCTTGAAGAATATCTAAGTCATATATCTTCTTGGCAAAAGACGTCTTAGAAAGGTTTACGAATTGTTTATCTTCGCTATTCTTCATTCCAGTCTGTTCATTAGTGATTTCAACGAATTGATGTACTTTATCCAACTCAAGGAGAAGGAGTCCATCATCACCCTTACATTCAGCTTCGAAACCGTCAAAGGTACCGTAAATTTCGTAGTAAACATAGGCTAATACAATCAAATGCAAGAAAGTATTTAACCATAATGTAAACCCGCTTCCTGAAGATACGTTATCGTCCCTTCCTGACAGGAGGCCATCGGGCGTTAACATCCCTGAGCTAATGAAGTACTGAATCAGATTTTCATAATAGCTAGGTAATGCACTTTCCTGGAACAGCTTCCCAACTCGGTTAAAACCAGTGAGTATCCATTTTCGGCTTACGTGATGGTCCCACTTGTCCTTGTCTACCCCGAGTACGATACGACCCGCCTGTTTTGCCTTCCGCAGCATAGCGTGTATCCTATCAGTAAGTATTTTCTCGTTGATGATTGAGTTAAAACCAGGGGCTTTTATCGATTGCACTAATTTCGTTATTGGCCCGACAATTGTAGCGTCTAATATTGATACGGCATGGGGTTGACCCCAGACGGCACGTTGAGCTGTATCCTCCGGATTTGGCCCTTTCATATCCGTTCTGCGGAATGGCAAATTAGGCACACTCCAGCCAGGATGTTCAGGATCCCTAGCCATGGCTTCAGCCAAAGCTACATACATGGGCACATTGTCTTGAACTAGCGTAAGTTTACCAGTTAAAGTCTTTGCGTCGTCAATAATCACCGATTCTGCTTTGTAGACTCTACCGTGCAGGTAAAAGGGCATTCCCCAGTTAGTGGTTTTGGGAATCCGCTCCACAGCTTCTTCGATACTCATTGGACGTAGTCGTCCTACATAAGACGCTAAACCAGTGTACTGCATGATAAAGTCCGCTGCTCTGCTTATTTTCTCATCACTCGCCGCACACTGCACTGAATCGAAGTATCCAGTATAAATCTCCTTAACTGCGTCCCAACTGTGTCTCGGTGACCGAGGTCCAGCTTTCTTCATCCAATCTTCAAAATCCTCAACATACTCAGGACCCATCTTTTCACGAATAGGTAGAGCAGTCTTTGCCCAATCGGCGAGTATCTTTTCCAACGGAGTGTCTACGCCGTAAAGCGCGGTTGACAATACACGGAGGTTCTCATCTACCAAGCCATCCAAAAACGAGGAGATGTTTTGTAGCGCTGAATCCGGAGACAATGGACAGGCCTCTTTTAGCCAGGGGTACTTCTCGTGGTAATTGATAGTTTTGTATTCTCTCTTCTGAATTTCGTCCT